AGGGAGCGCGCTCAATATTTAGCAATACTAATAAGTAACATGAAAACAGCAAATTATCCGCTAATGTGTGCAGCTAATAGTGAGGAAAAGTCTACTAGCCCGACAATTTCTCCAGTCATGGAATTCAACTCACTCTGGTTTGCAAATGCGAGTGTACTATCCATGAGTATAAAGTTTGTGGAATCTTGTGTGAGAGTAGCTACTGTGTCCAGGATGGATGACAGGCAGAACACATTCTCTACACTTAGATCTCAGCTGTTACAACATAGTGGGAGTATAGAGCTTTGCAGCGTTGTTCAAATATGCCAGTGTTTCGCTCATTACATGACTTTGGGTGCTTACATTGAGCCGTTATTTGAACTTTTCTCTGACATTTTGTATGACAAGCCTCACCCATCTGGTGGATTCTTCTTGTTTGAGCCCGAACTCACAGTTGGAATGCTTGGAATGTCATTCTCAATGTTTGTTGCTTGCAACAATAGTGAGGATCTTCTAAGGTTACATCTCAAGCTCTTGACTGACAAGGACGCTGAAATAGATGAGCTAGGTCAGATAAGAACTAAAGTTTACCTACCGTTTGGCCAGGCAAAGAGGTACAAGAGATTTTTGTCAGAAGTTGGCTATGATCCAAACTTTATTCGTGAGACTTTTGACAAAAATCCAATGGCGTTTGTTGACGATCCAAAGACTGCTGTAGAATTGAAAGCTCGAATGATGGAAAAATGTAGTGATCCTTCAGTTGCTGACTCTTTCACTTTTAGCACGGATTCTAAACTGCATGCTTCTGCCTCATACGTTCTTAGTGCTAAATGTATAACTGTGAAAATGAAATCCATTGAAGACGTCAAGAATGAGAAGGTGACGCTACTGAATTACATAGATTCCATGACAATGTTTGAAGGTGAAATAAAAAGGTCTCACATGACAGTTTTGTTTAGTAATCTAGATTTCTTTACTGAATTTTGGGAAAGCCTGGTTAAACTAAAAAAAACAATGTCAGGAAAGAAAACACTGATCATGTCTAAGAGGGCCCGAACTAAGCTTCTAACAATAAGCATACCCAAAAATGTGAGAGAGATGCCAATTTCTCTAATGACTGCGTTGAGGAAAATTTGGTTCAACCAAGATTCTGTATCAACTCATTTAGCAAGTAGAGTTTTAAGTTACTACAAAGATGTTTTCCCTTGGCTTAAGGACAGCATGCAGCAAACATTGATTCAAGATGACTGTCCGTTTGAACCTGAAGATGGAGTTCGACTGATCAAATTTATTAAGTCAATGGAGCAATCTAGCAGGACAGTGGCAGTCATCACATCTGCAAGAAATACAATCGGGAAAACAGATTCGTTGATAGAAGTTGTAAAGAGTAGCCAATTGCCTGAAACAGAGATAAAAATTGGGTCTGAGCCCGGTTCCTTAAGTTCTGTTGGAAGAAGAGTTACAGTTAATTTGTTAAAATATTACCAGTACAATGTTGCTTCTGCACCTCCGAGTGTGGATAAGAAGGCTCTATTAATGTCGCTAATCAGAAAGACCCCTAGTACTGCCTCTGATTTAAAAACTCTGATTGATTTTATGCAGACTCATGATGAAATTGAAGCCAGGCTCGAATTATTCAAGTATCTTGAGAAGAATCCTGATGCCGACTTGATCAATCTAGCGTGTGCTAGCAGTCAAAGAGGATCCATTGGCTGGTTTGATCAAGAACAGAGGTTCAACTTCGAAACAAGAAAATGGGAAGGCAGCGGTTTGTTCACTGGCGTGATTTCAGGGGTTCCATATCAAATAAGCTGGAACTTCAAATCTAAGGCATGTTTAGTTATCGGCTCAGTAACACAGTTTGACAAAATTAGGAAAGACATTAAGTCACTTCTTAGAAGCCTGTCCATTTTGTCAAACGATTTGAGGTCCAGCAATTACTTAGATCTTGGCACGAATAAAATAATAAGCACAAACAACGGGAATTGCATACCAGTTTACGAAAAGCATATTTCTCCAAACACCACAATTGAGACAAACTATCGGATAGATATAAATGATAAAACCGAAATCTGCTTGGTGTCAGATTCCACGAATCAGTTGATAAGGAAAGGGAAGAAGACAGGGGAAACTAGGTTTATCCAATTCATGAAGGTAGTTCCTAGAGGCGATTCAATAATCAAAGCACCTGATGACAAAGACAAACTCTCAGTTGATGTACTTAATGGGGTTAGTCTGGTTGAATACTGTTGGATCAATTCCAAACCTCTTGATTTAACAGCCTCCCTTCGGTTCATAGAGAAGATTGAAGCAGGAAACAAATACTGGGCAGAAAACTCATTGAGATTAAGACTAGAACAGAAAAATATTAGACCGATAGCTTATTTAGTGCAGAAGCCTATTTCAGATGAGGATGTCGACAGTGTAGCGTCTGACGATCTAGGAAGCGACCAAGAACAGGATGACAGCGACATATTCTTTGGAATGAACGAAATAATACCTGATGAGGAGGACGAACAAGATGAATTATTAATGGAAATTAGGCCTTCAGTTTACGATGATTATGATGGGCTATTTTCTTTGATAGAGGAAGAGCAAATGTTGATGGAAGATTTTGCAGAAACTAGGAAGAAGGCTGACACATTCCAACCAGAACGGAAGAACAAGTTCTGGGACAAGTTCATAGACACATTAGTGTCTACTACAGGTTTAGAGCTCATAAGTACAATAATGTCAAGGTCGGATACATACATTGAGATTGACATTGAGGCTCTCAATCGGTACTCTAGAGCGTTTTATGCTATCATGAGATCTGATAAATTAGAATGAGCTGATTGCCATGTAGTCAGGTTATGCACACGAGCCCTTCATGTCTGAACTTGATCCGTTACTTAAGAGTTCA